GAGACCACGGACGTGTCGGCTGAGGCAACGGATGGCTACTACCTGGCTCCGCTGTCCACTCGTAACTGGACCTTCACCTACACCGCTGCGTAGTAGCTGAAGCTTCAAAATGGCACGGTTCTACGGTGAAGTCGGTTTCGGAGACACTGTAGAAACAGTACCTGGAGTGTGGGAGGGCGTCATCACTGAGCGAAAGTTCTCTGGTGACGTCCTCCGCAACACCTACCAGTCTAATACCAGTGACAAAGTCAATGACGATGTCACGCTTAGCAACTCCATAAGCATTGTTGGTAACAAGTACGCCTTCGATCACTTGAAGGATATCCGTTACGTTAAGTTTGAGGGGGAATGTTGGACTGTCGATAGTATCGAAGTTCGACGACCTCGACTCATCTTGAGCTTGGGAGGTGTTTACAATGGCAGAAAGACTGGAACTTCAGGCACTGCTTAGTGGTATCGAAGGAGTTAAGAAAGCTTACTTCCAAGAACCACCGGCAAACATGATGGAGTATCCCTGCATTGTTTACTCAGTAGATAATCGCAATACTGCATTCGCCAACAATCTTCCGTACCGAAGCATCAAGCGGTATCAAGTGACTGTCATCGACGAGAATCCTGATTCCAAGATTCCCGATGCGGTCGCAGCTTTACCCACGTCTACTTTTTCGACGCGGTTTAAAGCAAGCAATCTCAATCACGAAGTCTACTCGATTTATTTCTGAAAGGAATAAACTATGGCTGTTCTCGAATGGGATAAGGTCACCGAACGCATCTTCGAAGCAGGTGTCGATCGCGGTGTTCTCTACCTCCCGAATACTACTGGGCTCTACGACCAGGGCCACGCATGGAACGGTCTCGTATCCGTTTCGGAAAGCCCCTCGGGCGCTGAGTCCAACAAGCAGTACGCGAACAACTCCGTGTACGTCAACCTCGTTTCCGCTGAGGAATTCAGCGCAACTCTCGAGGCCTTCACGTACCCCGAGAAGTTCGCCGAATGCGACGGTTCTGCGGTTCCCACGGCTGGCGTCTACGTCGGTCAGCAGCGACGCAAGTCCTTCGGTCTCGCCTACCGCACTCGCGTGGGTAACGACGTCGAAGGTACTGACTTCGCTTACAAGCTGCACCTCATCTACGGCGCCCTCGCGGCTCCGACGGAGAAGGCGTACACGACCATCAACGACTCGCCTGAAGCGGCAACCTTCAGCTGGGAACTCTCTACCACGCCCGTTGAGGTCGGTGGCGGTCTCAAGCCGACGGCTACGCTGACGATCGATTCCTCCAAGGTCGACGCTGCGAAGCTGAAGGACCTCGAGGATCTTCTGTACGGCACGGCTGGCGTTCCGCCTCAGCTGCCGTCTCCCGCAGCCGTTATCGCCATGTTCGATGGCACCCAGATCGAGGTCGCACCTGTGGCCCCGACTTACAACTCCACGACTGACACGATCACCATCCCGTCGGTCACTGGCGTTGACTACTTCATCAACGGCGTCAAGAAGACTGGCGCAGTTGTCATCACCGCGGACACGGTTGTTACCGCCGCTCCGGCTTCGGGCTACAAGTTCCCGGATGTCACGGACAACGACTGGTACTTCGACTTCGTCTAAGTCCTACACGAAAGGAGATCAGGGAATGCTTAGGATTACCATCCCTAAAGCTGAGTCATACGATGAGCGTAGCAATACCTTCATCAACTCAGAAGAAGTTACATTGGAGCTTGAGCATTCTCTGGTCTCTCTTTCAAAATGGGAGTCAATTTGGGAAAAACCCTTCATTGGCGACCAAGAGAAATCTGTCGACGAGACCCTCAGCTATGTACAGTGCATGGCTTTGAACATGGATGTCTCTCTAGAACTCCTTCACAGACTTGATAGTAAACACCTCAACCAGATCAACGGATACATCGAAGCTAAGATGTCCGCAACCTGGTTCAATGAGAAGCCTCAACCAGGCCAGCCCAAGAAGAGCAAAGAAGTAATCACTTCCGAACTTATCTACTACTGGATGGGGATCTACAAAATTTGGAAAGAGTGTGAGCATTGGCATTTGAACCGACTCTTCACTCTCATCAAAGTTCACAACGCTAAGAACGAGGCGCAAGACAAGAAGAAGCCTCGCAGTAAAGCTGAGATGCTTGCTGAACGTCGCAAACTCAATGAACAGCGTCGAGCTGCTCACAACACAACTGGATAAGCCAATGGAAGGAGGCATGAATGACTGAACTTAGTTGGGGAAACTACGGTGAACGATACTTCGAAACGGGTGTTGATCGTGGCGTCCTATACGTTCCTGGAATGGACGGCGTTGCCTGGAATGGTTTGATTGCAGTCAGCGAGTCTCCTTCCGGTGGCGAGCCAAAGGCGCACTACATCGATGGTGTCAAGTACCTGAACCATCCTTCGAGAGAAGAGTACGAGGCGACTATCGAGGCCTATACCTATCCGATCGAGTTCGATATTTGTGAAGGTGTCGCAACCATCGATGATGAGTCGAAAGGTCTCTTTGCTACACAGCAAGGACGTAAGCCCTTCAGCTTCTCATATCGAACCTTGATTGGTAACGATGGGGATGGCGTTGACTTCGGATACAAACTCCATATCGTATACAATGCGCTGGCAGCCCCTTCACAAAGGAATTACCAGACGATTAGTGATGATCCCGACCTGATCGCATTCAGTTGGGATATCACAACAAAGCCCATCCCGGTTCAGGGCGCATCATATAGTTCGCATATCGTACTCGATACTCGAACTACCTGGCCTTGGGTAGTTGAAGCTGTAGAAAATCTTCTCTATGGAACTGAAGATACGCCACCTACACTCCCAACTCCTGAAGAGCTAATCGCACTCTTCGTCGATAACGCATTGCTCAAGATCACTGATCATGGGGACGGAACCTGGACTGCAGAAGGTCCCGATGAAGCCATCACAATGCTCAACTCGACTGAGTTCCAGATATCCTGGCCCTCGGCCACATTTATTGACGAAGATACATACAACATCAGCTCTCTCTAAGAAAGGAGATCATCTATGGCTATTGTTACAGGTCTTACCTCCGCACGTATGCTTGAGATCGAAGGCGCATCAGTTGTAAACGGCTATATCGATGAGCAGGGTCACCTTATTCTGGTGACAAGGTCTGGCTCAGCAATTGATGCCGGTCCAATCACAACCTTCCTTGCCACCGAAGAAGCTCCTGGTGGCGTTGAACTCGCTACTCCCACAGAGGTTCAGGCAGGAACCGATACCACTCGTGCAGTCACGCCATTCGGTCTGGCTACGGTTCTATCAGCAATTCAGGGATATCGACCGCTTGGCTCACCAACGCTATATACTTCTAGCGGAAGCTTCGTGAAATCCAACTACCCCGGTATGAGGGCCGTTCGAGTTCGCCTCGTAGGCGGCGGTGGAGGTGGGGGTGGAGCTCCTGCTGCAGATGCTGGAAACCACTCTGCTGGTGGCGGTGGAGGAGGTGGAGGATATGCCGAAAGGTTCATCCTTGCCGAGAACCTCGCTGCCACAGAAACCATTACGGTTGGTGCTGGCGGTAGCGGTGGAACTAACTTCGGCGGCGTCGGCGGAACATCATCTTTCGGAACGCACGTAGTAGCTACGGGTGGTAACGGTGGAAACTACTTCGCAAACACGCCACTCATGATCGGCGCCATTGGTGCTGCAGGTGGTATCGGCACATCCGGGTCAATCCTCTTCAAGGGAGCTCCCGGAAACTTCGGTAGCGGATATGGAACCCTCGCACACGGCGGTGTCGGCGGAGCCTCTGCTATGGGCGGCGGCGCATTCGGTTCATATTCAGGTGCCGGTGGAGCTAGCTTGACAGGCGCTTCTGGTGGACAATATGGCGGCGGTGGCGGTGGAGCAGCTGTTAACACAGCAGGTTCTGCAGCTTTGGGTGGACCCGGCGCTTCCGGGCTCGTAATCGTGGAGGTATTCCTTTAATGACTGCAGAAAAATACGCAATCGTTGACGGCGATGCCGTAGTCAACACCATTCTTCTGGATGAGAACGACAAATATACCCCACCCAGCGGGTTTCTCATTCTCCCAGCAACGGATAACGTATCCATAGGCTGGCAGAGAGTCGGTTCGGAGTGGGTAGCTCCTGAAATAACTCTTAATCCCCAAATGCCGGATGAAGATCCTGACGTAACAGCGGCTAAAGATGAAGCTGTTCAGGAACTCATCAATGCGGGGATATCTGAAGGGGCTGCCCGTCGAATCGTGGGTCTTCCACCTTTGACATAACGCCTAAAGTAAGGAGATGCCGTGACTGACTTTATCGTATTCCCCAACCTCGATCCTGATAACGTCTTCGCACCTGAGCTACGCGCTGCTATTGCAAACATGCCGGAAATGAAGCTCGCGTACGCCCCACGAACGGGGCAGTTGGGTTATATTTCATCAGCAGACGTTGCGGCACTCCTGGCTTCTAAGTTAAATACTTCGGATAAGGGAGTGCCTCTAGGCGTTGCGGCTCTCGATAGCGATGGCAAGCTATTGGAAGGTAACCTTCCGCAGCGTCTTTCTGAAGCCACACAACGAGAAAATCTTGTCACTAGATTTAAGCCAAGAACTTTCTATCCGCTTAATGCCGCGATCGTAGATCCATCGGGTGATGTAGTTTTGGCTAAAGCAGCCTTTACTACAGAGGATACATATAATCCAGCCCAATGGAAGAAGGCTCCGATTGATGGCGGGACACCATAATTAAACATAGAATAAGGGGGACATAACCTATGCCGGTACAAACGGTAATTCAGCCTCGTCGAGGTACCGCCGCAGCTTGGACTACGGCAAACC